TGTAGTCCAGATCCGCCGGGAGCATCAGGGTTTTGTTTTCGCTCGACTTCAGCTTTGATACAGCGTTGTTCCAGGCTGTCTTCAGTCGATCCCAGCTATCCTTGTGAAGATCGTTCTTCACGCTGACCAGGCCCGTAGGCCGTCCGCCGCCAGTGAAGAAGTCTTTGCCGTAGCGCTGAGCCGCCAGCCCCAGGCCGATCGTTTCAGCATGCTGGCGAATCAGGCTTTTACCGGTGCGGCCATCGGAGCCCAGGGCCCGGACGTGGATCATGTCCTCGAGCGCCACGGCCCGGCTTCCTTCGTCTTCGTCATTGACCGCGTATAGCCAGCGGTTACCGTTCTTGACCAACTGGGTTTGCCAGGGTCTGCGGGTTACCAGTTCGCGCAGTTCGCCGCTGGGCCTGCGGATCGCCTGCGTATATCCATTACCCCAGCCGAGAACGTGAGCCTGTTTGGTTTCCCGCCACTTGTAGCTGGTCTGCCATTCGTTGGGCTCGTCGTGGAGCAACCAGTAAGCCGGGTGATCCTTTGCGGCCTCGATGTTGTCGCCCTGCTTGCGCATGACGTGCAGCGGGAGCTGCCCGAGCGATGATCCCAGTACGTAGATGCAGGAATAGACCGCGGAAAGCGTCATGGCAGACTGGTTATCAACCTGGATACCGATGTTGGTGTCGAAGTACTCCGCCAGGTTCTGCCCGGTCAGTGGCTCGTTGGGGTCTTCAAGGGATCGGCCTTCAGGTGCGAACAGGGATTCCAGCATTATTTCCGTCCTCCCTTGGTATCACGCTTGGTTGCGCGGGCCGCAGCCAATGCCATAACCATCAGCAGTCCGCCAGCAACGATCAGTGCGTCGGCAAGGCCGAACCGGAGGTACAGGCCATAGGTCATCGCCCCGAAACCGGTAAGGCCCAGGGTATCGATCAGGTAGGTGCGCATTCACATCACCAAGATGTCGTCGTCAGAAAGGGTATCGAGCACGCTTTCGCCCACCTGGGCAGCCGCAAGCGCTCGGCCAATGGCCATAATCAAAGCCACCGCGCCATCGATCTTGTTGTGATCGCCCTGCTTGATCGGGCGCACCACGTCGTCATTGCCGGGCAGGAACTTGCCAACCACGTTGCCCACGCACCAGGTCATGATCGGATTGCCGTCATGGTGGAACCGGCCGGAGACGATCGCCGCCTCGAGCTCCTTCATGGGGTCCGACATGTTGGTGTAGTTCTGGACGATCGTGATCGGGTTCAGGCCTTCGTCGTCCAGCTGGTGCGAAAGGTTGGTCGCGCCATGCGGATCGATCGGTGATTCTTGCGCCGGCGTTTCCAGGTTGGCTTCCTTGGCGCATTCCAGGATTTCCCGGTAATCCACCTCGCTGCCGTCAGTCGCGTCCAGGTGCTTGGACTCAATCCAGCCCTGGTAACGTTCACTGAGTCGCCGGTCCTCGCCGTCGAAGGCCGTGTCCTCCGGTACCCAGAAACGGGGGCTGATGCAGTAGTAGTGCGTCTTGCCGTCAATAACCTTCTTGAACAGGCGGGCCATGCTGTTCATGTCCAGCTTGCGGGCCAGGTCGAAAGCAAGGATGCAGTCTTCACCCCGGAACTGGTCGATGGTCAGCGACCGGTCCTCGCACTTCTTCCAGTCCTCCATGTTGAAGAACCCCTCTTTCGAGGAGACCCACACATTGAGGTGCTTGGTCTTGTACTTGTTCGCCAGGCGGGCCCGTGCCACCGCCTTATCGCGCTGGCTTTTCAGGTAATCGAGCTTTACCGAAACCCCGGCGTTGGGGTTGGCCTTGAGAATGGCCTCGTCGGTGGTCCAGTCGTCGCCGGCGTCGATCGTGTAGATGATCGCGAATAACTCGTCGTCCTGGCTGGTTCCCTCCAGCATCTCGATCGCCCGCTCGCGCATCTCGTAACACGGCCCGGCAATATCGAATCCCGCCGTCGTGATGACCCACATCAGGGGCTGCGATCGGGCACCCATGCCGGTGATCATCGTGTCGTACAGTCGTGAGTCCGGGTGCTCGTGGTACTCATCCACAATCGACATCGAGGGGCTCGAGCCGTCACCCGGGTCACCGATCACCGGCTCGAATACGCTTCCATCGGTGCGCTCAAGCTTCTTTGCCCAGGGCACGATGCCGAAACGCTTTCGCAGGTTGGGCAGCTTTCGGGCCATCTTCAGGGCGGGCCGGAACACTTCCCACGCTTGCTTCTCACTGGTCGCACCGCAGAACACCTCAGCGCCGTACTCGTTATCAGCGCAGAAGGAATACAGGCCAGCGCCTGCGACCTTGATGGACTTGCCGTTCTTCCTGGGAACCTCTTCGTACACTTCACGGAAGCGGCGGAAGCCGTCCTTCTTCCGGACCCAGCCAAACACCATGGCGAAGCTGAACAGCTGCCAGGGTTCGAGCTTTATTCTCTGGTTGCCCCGGGCCCACTCGCCTTTGGTGTGGGGTAGAAGCTGGACGAACCTGCAGGCCCGCTCGGCCTTGTCGCGATCAAACCGGTATGGGTAACTCTTGGCCTTCGCGGATTTCAGGTTGCTGAGGTGGCGGGCACAAGCCGCCTTCACGTAGCTGCAGGCCACGATCCGGCCACCTACCACATCGCGGGCGTACTTCTGCGCCGCGTTAACGTTAGGGTAGGCGGCCATAGATCAGAACTCGTCGAATTCGTTGCCCTCGTTATTGCCGTCGTTATTTCCTCCGCCGGCTCCCAGCATCCTCAAGCGGGTGAGCGGATCCAGTCCCAGCAGAGAGCCAGTGCGTGTTAGTTGGGCGATGCAGTCGTTACGCACTCCCACGAATGGTGACTTCTTTATGCTGCCGTCAGAGGTCGGTACCACCAGGCCCTGTTCCGCGATCTCCTGCTCGGCCTGGAGCATGTAGGCGAATGAGTTGCAGTAAGCCACCAGCAGGGGCGCGTCTTCGATCTCGAAGGTGCCGCGCTGGATCAGGATCTTGGATTGCGTCTTCCAGATCCGGACGGCCATGTCATCGATCAATTCATCGGGTGGCGCGATGCGAGTCAGCGAGCTTTTGTGCTGGCTCTGAGTCTTCTGTTTTCGTCCTCCGCCGGAGGCTCGAACCGGTGCTGCGTTGGTCATCGGGCCTCTCTGGAAAAAGTTCGTTATTTCTCACGCGTAAAAAAGTGAATGAGGGCGCGGTGTCCGCTGGGCAAGGTAGTAGATATTTACCCGCCCCCCGGGGTTGTGGAAGCCGGCTGGCGAGCCCTCAGCGCTTCGCGCTGCGTTTTGTCCCGGTGACAGGGGTGGCAGGTGGCCTCAAGGTTGGTATCCACCGTGGCACCGCCCTCAGCCTCTGGAATGATGTGGTCAACCTCAGTGGCCGGCGTCACAAGTCGAGCTCGTTTGCATGGCTGGCACAGGTAACGATCGCGTTCCATCACCCGAGTACGCAGCCTTCGCCATGGTCTTCCGCCTCTGCCTCTGCCTGCCCGGCCCCGCGTCCAGCTCTTGGCTTGATCAGCGTGCTCCTCGCAGTATCCGTTCTTGTCCCGGGTAGTGCGGTTGCATAGTCTGGCCCGGCACGGTTTCGCGGTCCTGGGTGGCATCAGTCCAGTGTGCTGCCGTCGAGGTACGTGGTCGGGCCCCTGTCCTCGTCATCCATGCCCTCGGCTTCCACCATGGCTTGGATCAGTGCAGCGTTGCTTTCAGCCAGCTGCTGGATAGCTGCTGTCTGCTGGCGTATGGCGTCGACCAGATCGGCCATCGAATCATCCATCAATCTGTCTCATTGGTTGGTCGCTCGTTCCATGCCCTGATGTCCGCTTTGTCGCCCTCACATGCGGTGGCTGTAGCCTTGAGCTGCTCAGCCCATACGGGGCAGTGATCAATCCTCTGAGGTGGAGCGGGAAGACTTCTCGGCACCAGGTACTGTGGTGGCACCGGATCCTTCCTGTACTCTGTTCGGGTCAGCCACTGTGCCGGCCCGCATCCGCTCATAAACAGCGTCAGGCCACAGATACTCAGGACCGCTACAAGGCGCATCTTTCACCAACTCCTTTAACTCGCTTTCAGTGGCAGCCAACTGATCGCTCAGATCTTTCTGGCGTTCGTCCCGGATAACCGCCTGCTGATCACGCCAGCGAATGTCCGCCTCCAGTTGCTCGATCTGGTTCTGATTCTGTTCGTTGGTCACCCTGGCCTGGTCCATTGCCTGGGATAGGTTGGCGTTCTCCTCGAGCAAAGAATTACGGTCCGACCAAAGCCACCAGAATGCGAGGCCAGCAACAACCAGGAGAGTGCCGATAATGGGAAGGGCATAGGCTGTGATCTTGGCTTTCGCCGCCTCAAGGATCATTGCTTCATCTTCCCGGCCCAGGCCTCAGCGATGTTGTTTCCGAAGTAGCTGACGATCAGAGTGGCGCTGATGCC